TCTGCGCCCGCATTCACGGCAACGTATCGGGTCATCTCGGTCACCCTCGGTGTCTAGGTAAAGCGGGAACGGTCGAGAGCACTTAGGGCAAGCCTTCAGTCTGTCCCAGTCTTCCAGTTGCACCGTGTCCACTTGCGGGTCGTTAATCATTCGCTGAACCAAGTTCCTTTCCCTGAACGGGTCACGATGTAACGCTGACCTGCACATCCTGCACTCGAAATATTCAACTTGCTTTCCGCTCCGTAACGTGCGTGTGCGGGAGTAACTGTTCTCTGGTGTGCGTGGGTGTCCTCTACGACAGAGTGCCACTTGTTCCTGTGTTGTCATTAGATTCTCCAATCTTTTGTAGTTGCCTGTTCAGCTTCTTCTCGTACTTATCCAACTTCTCTGCTGCCATTAGTGACGGCGTGCTGGCTATGTTGGCTTCGGGCGGTGCTAACCAGTTGTCTACGGTTGGCTTGGATACGCCGACTGCCTTGGCGAACTTTGCCCTGGATAGCCCTGCTTGCTTGAAGAGAGCGGTTACTGTTGCTCGGTTCCATTTAGTCATCTAGTTCTCTCTTTCTACGTCACGCAGGTATTCAGCATGGTCAACCATTCGTTCGATGCAGTCTTCACACCGGCACTCGTCTGCGCCAATGAGTTCTGCTTGGCATTCATAGGGCATCACTCACCCCCTGCTGTCGGCTGGAACTTGCCACGCTCTAACGTGTAGTCAGACCAGCCTTCGTGACCCATTACAGGCGTGTGGTGAATACCGCACTTTTGATTACCGGGATGATCGTCAAAGCAAGCCAACAAAGCAGCGGAACACATGCCCTCGATAATCTTGTCGAGTTCGTCGGCTGCGTACTTCAAGCCCTCGTCCGTGCCATTACGAAATACGTCTCCGTAAGTTTTGTACTCGCCATTCCACTGGGCAGCCTCAGCACGCAGCCTGTCTCGCAGTTCTTCTAGTGGGCTAGTCATCTTGGTGTCGGTCATTTGGTTTCTCGCTTACTTAGGCGGTAGTGCACAAACGCACCAGACATATGCCCAACAAAGAACCCAAAACTACTTGCGTTTGCGTGTTCTGAGCCAAAGATAGTTCCGCCAATAGCACTACCGACGACAACGATTGCTAGCCAAATTAGAATGCCACCCATCACTCACGCTCCTGCAAAGTCTCAGCATCGACGTAAACGTAGTCCTCGTGTTCCGTCTTCGGGTCTTCAAACTTCAACTCTGCTTCGATCATGCCCTTGTAAAGCCCGCTACCCTTGGCGTACAGAGCGTTCACTGTTCCGCCTGGGTATTCGTCGTGGTCGTACTGTTTGCCGACCTCTACGGTCAACTCGTATGGTGTGCCACCGTCGTAGGTGACTGCTGTGATAGTCATTCTCCAGTCCTCCAATCTGTTTTCACTAGGGTATGCATAACAGTATGCGGTTGTCAACCCTTAGTTGTCACGTTCAGTTGCGTTCCCTCGTGGTTGTCTGTATATTTTTAGGGTCGAATGAGTAGAGTTGATGCGTAAATATTTTGTAGCCCCTCTCAGATGTGGACAAAATGCGCACCAGCTATTTGTTCGACACCACAACTGACGAGGGGTTATTTATTTAACCCAGCCAACTCGTCTTCATAGGCACACATGGTGGTTCCACAACCTGTCGCAACACCAGATCAAAGGTCGGGCGTACACAGGCAAGTGGCTAAGTTCTGATAAAAGCCACCACCAAAGCCTGCGGGCGTGTCACCAGTATTGAGAGAGTCTAGGAGATCAACCGGACGTTGGCAGAGAGTCCCTAGAACCGCGCCTCTGCGGTATACAAATCGTGGCGACCCTTTTCTTTTTCTTTCTTTTGCTGGTTTTCTTTCTGTTTTCTTTTCAGAAGTGGAGAGAAGCGACCCACCTTAAGAAGTATCTGGAACGAAGTGGATAGATACATGCCAGTAAACTGAGTCAACTAGAGAACGGAGTAACCCGTTAACCAGTAAGCCCCCGCAGCGGTAAACGAGTACCGGACTACGGGGGCAACGGTTGGAGAACTGTGTGTGGTTACGTGAGGCTCATAGTTTGCTGGAGTTTGCGCTCGACGGTAACGATGGTGTCGTTGTGTCCACCACCATGAAATACCAGTAACACTTCGATCATTTCAAAGCCTCGCTCTTTACCGAACCCTGCGCTGTTCCACCCACAACAGATCACAATTCCATTCGGCTTGATCTTCGGATGTGCCAACGTCTTGACCCTTCGATACAGTCTCCCACTCTGGGTTTCTTCCATACCGACCTTGCGACCGACATTGCTATAGACCTCTGAGATTTGGCGTGGTGAATACGGCGGGTCGAATATGAACCCGTCCAGTTCACCGTCTACTAGCGACGCTGTAAAGTCCTCTGCGTCTATGTGTGAAGTAGTCGGGGCTTCTGGGTTTAGATCGTTTGTATACGTCGCTGGACTGTTCCAGCCAGAAAACGGGTCTGCCCATATTTCACCTTTTTTCACGTACCGATTCACCAGTTCTTCAATTGGCTTTATCGTAAACGTGTGCTTACTGGGCATTGCAAACACTCTGGAAAATTGGATGCTCACTACTTCAACCCATCCAGAAACTTGCGTGCCTTAGTTACGACCGCTTCGTTGTCTAGTTCCAGTGTGCCAGCGTCGTAGTCGTCCACCAGTTGCTTGATTACTTCGGTTGCTTCGGCGAGCGTCCCAAGAATCTCAAATATGTTCACACCTTGCATTTCCAAAATCGTTTCTGCTAACTGTCTTGGTTGCGTCATTTAGTCTTCTCCCCTAGCACTTCTTGAGTGCTGGTGTAGTTTGCTTAGTTATCTTGTTCTCCCGTGTGTACGTGTTCTGTGCCTGCTGTGCAATCACATGTTGCTGATCTTTCCATGCGGTCTAGGGCTGCTGTGAGTCTGTCTGCTGCATCGTAGTCGCCAAGTGACCGAAACTCGTCTACTAGGTCACGCAGCGGTTGCAGGTTGGGGTTAGTCATCCGTTTCGTTCTCCGTGTTTACAGCTGCCGAATTCGTAGCCGTCTGTTATGTGTTCTCCGCACGTAGCGCAGTCCGCTGGCAGTTTCCAGCCGGTGTATACGTGGTTGTAGTTCGGCGCGTGTCTACCGCAATACGTGGCGTACGTTGGTCTGCCCTGGTTGTCTGTGGTTACTTCGACGTAGAGCATCTAATATTTCACGCTGTAATTACGCTTAGCTGCTGCACGCCAGTGATTAAGTCGCTGGCAGTCGTTGCAAATGTCGTTAATTGGCTTGGGCTTGCGCCAGAACTGCCACCACCGGATATTTGCGTTCCATTGGCGACGGTCTAATCGTATCCAGTAGCAATCGTGCATGATCGTGTTCCCCCTAGGTGGTGATACTTGTAGCAGCGGAGCATTCCACAGGTACGGCATTTAGTCATCTTGGTTAACTCTTGAAGTTTCCACCGTTAGCGACTACGTGTGCCACGGTTTGCCATGCGTACTCATAGTGTTCGCCGGTTTCGATGTTTCGGACAATCGGGAAATCCATCTTTGCACCTGCGATTTGTGCCGGTTGCCCATTGAGCGTGACTGGCGTGTTAACCAGATCGTATCGTTCATCTTCTTTGATAATGCGTTGCATAACTTAGGTTCTCCAATTTCTCTAACTCTCGATACGGTCGATTGCGTCCTTGATGCGGTTGAGTGCGCCAGTGGTCACAATGTCATTCGGGTTTATGAAACCTCTTGCAATAGCAAAGTCAATCTGCCCGACGATCTGCTTAGACGCAGTTATCAGCGCATCGACTGCTAACTCTTGTTCGGTGTACTTAGTCAACTTAGGTTCTCCAATCCAGTTATCAGGCTATCTAAAACGCCTGCATATGCGCCCCAGGTTCCTAGTCTGGAACGCATAAACGGGTGAGTTAGAACGATTGCACTATAAAAGCGGTTCCGTCGATGTCGATAACGGTTGTTGACTGTGCCACGTCGTCGATTGATTTGTACTCGTCGCCGTAGTCCTGTTGGAATTCTTCAATGCTTTCGTACTCTGAGAAATCAACACAGATAGCGATAACGTCGAGTTCGATTTCTTCGCCAAGAGCATTTTCCAGTTCGATTTGATCGGCGTAGAGTGCTTTTAGCCCATCATATGAGAAGTTATCAGGTCGAATCTGTCGGAAAGCGTCGATAAAGTCGGATTCGTAAACTGTCTGTTTCATTTTGGGATTCTCCAATCCGTTTAGTGGTTATCCACAGACTGCCAGTTCTCCTAGGTTGGCAGTTTCGCCGTATACGGCTCGTCAGTGTGGCTATGAAATCGAAACGATTGTGATGTTATCGGTTAGATCGGTTCGTTCGACCTTTTCTTTTCGAGGTGTTACGTGCCTGAACTGGTCGCACCAAATGCAAATCTTGATTGTGCTGGTAGGGCGTGGTTTGTGAAACTCGTGCCGTGGGGCTTTGGGGCAGTTGTTGTAGCTAGCGTAAGGCGTAGTCATGTTTTCAGTTCTCCAATCGTCACTTAGTAGGCTAGTTGTTATCCAGCGTGTATCCAGTTGCCAACGGCGTTTCCGTTGCTGTCTCGAATGATTCCAACGTATTCGCCATTGGTCACACTGTCGGCAATACGTGCCAGAACTTCTCTAATCTCGTTCGGGTTGTCCTCAAACGCTGCGTTATCTGTCTCGATTGAGATATTAAGTGTTGTAGTCACTTTAGGAACTCCAATCCGTTGTGTAGGTACATGATTGCATAGTGTTATGTAGGTGTCAAGAGATATTTGAGGTTTGTTGTTGAATTGGGTACGATGGTACTCAGCGGTTTAGCGTGTACCAGCAAACATGTATGGCGAGTCTGGAAGTAGCTGCTCTAGGCGATTCGACCCAATAGGGAATTGAATCTTGCGCCGGTAAACAGAAGAAACTTTCTCTTTTGTTAAGTTTTCTCTTTGAAGTTAACCTCCAGTAGCATCCGAAGTGAACTTGTGAACGCATGGAGGCACTAGGTAAACTGTCCTCATGACTACCGAAACAAAGCTAACTGATAGACAACAGATGTTCGCGAAAGAGTACGCATACTCAGGTAACGGTACTCAGTCAGCAAAGAATGCAGGGTACTCAGTTAACGGTGCTCACGTTACTGCTAGCCAACTACTAACTATTCCTAAGGTTAAACAAGAGATAGCACGTATCAGAGAACTGGAAGACTCTAAGAGAACCGTTGACCAGAACTTCGTAATCCAGAGACTTATACACTTCGCGACCAACGCAGAAGTCGAGTCCAACGCAGTACGCGCAACCGAACTATTAGGTAAACATCTCCGTATGTTCGTTGACGTATCTGAGTCCACAGTTCACCACGACACACAGCCGTTACAGCCGTTCACACTAGCCGAACTACTGGCACTCCGTGAACAGGCTCTCTCTGTGGACGCGAACACCCAAGACGGAGAGTTCAAAGTTCTCCCTGAGAGTAAACCGGCAGAAGATTAGTTCTCCGGTTCTCCCTGTTTCCCACTGTTTCCCAAGACGTAGCGGTTAGAGAAGTTTTCAGACGCGAAAACGCCCACACTGGAAAGCATGGGCGCATCGGTTGGATTCGGTTGTTGGGCTAGGTTTGGATGTTGGCGAAGTCTCCGCGAAGTTCCTTGATTCGGTTTCGCATTTCGACCACCTTATTTTCAACTTCCAGGATGTCCGAGATATTGAGCGCACCAATGATGTGTGCATTCTGTTCAAGGTCTAACAGCTGCCTAATCTCGTATGCGAGCGCATCTGCATTCATCATGAGCGTTCCGGTGTAGTCTCGGACTGTGGGGTGTACTGTCATCTCAATTGCTCCAATCAATCGGCTGTTAACTACTGTGGAATGTATGCCAGTTCGGCTTGGCAGTCGGTGCATGGCAGGTCGGCAGGTTCGCCAGTGATTACGCTGCGTGTCAGGTCTCTAAGTTCCGCTCTGTGAGTCCAACACAGCACATCTTCAACACTGTTTCCATTGCTGGACTCCCACGATGTCCAGCGTAACTCTGTACCTGTACGGTCAATGCGTTTTTGGATGTAGTCCTTCATATCAGTTGTTCTCCAATCGTTCTAGTTAGTGTGACGCTGCGAAAGTGTCGTATTTTTGCATTAGCCCGAAGTGGTCATGGCACTCATCGGAGCAAAACGCTTTCCCGTTGTCAACTTGGAAAACTCCATCGTTGATGTCAGGGTAAGCGAAGTCAATCCATCGCTTGCACTCTGCACACTGTCGGTAGTCGGTATCGTCGTACTGCTGGTAAGTCATTTCAATTTCTCCAATCAACTTGTGTTCATCTATCGTTGCATACCGTTATGCATCTGTCAACAGGTAAACGGTACGAGTTGGCTCGGATTGCGTGTGGTTGCCGTGAGGTTGGCTGGCAACCTGGCTAGCTGGTCACTGGAAGACATGGGAACGGCAGAGGACACGGCACACTGAGGACTAGGGAGACATGATGACGATGGATGGCTGTGTGTGTGTGCTGGTGGTGGTGGTGGTGTGTGTGTGTTGGTGGGCGGGTATGTCTTGGCGGATGTTGGTTGTGATGTTGTTGTTAGCCCGTAAAAATTCCGCACCTAATTTTGAGACCTCTAGTTTTCCGCTGCCTGCCCGCTGTCTGCTAGAGTTCTGTGTGACCGTCTGAGGCGTTTGTGTGTTCTCCGTGGGCATTGTCCGTGCCTGGTTCCCCAGTTTGCTGCGCCTTGGGCGGTCTCTTTGTTTGCGGGACGTGCTAATGTGAGTTCACGGGACATGAAAGAGTGGGGATTATTTATGTTGGACAGGTTTGAGTTAGAGCGTTGGGTTAAAGACATTGATGACCGATTGCGTCGTTTAGAAGACTCGCCTGATCGTTCTGAGAACCGCTGTTTTGAGCCTTTTATGTCTAATGGTGTGTTCACTCCATGCAACAACACCCTTGGCTGGCACAACCGTCCTGATGTTTACCACCCATTTAACGAGTCTTTGAGTGATGCTGTTTCTGCGTGGGGCGAACTTATGGGGCAGGAAAAGCCCACTGATGCCGTAGAATAACCCCGTTATGTCTACTCAGATACCAATATGTGTTGCGTGTGAGAAGAAGCGGTACGACTTGTACCAGATAGATGCTTTGCAAGACGAGTGGTTGTGTGAGGACTGTCTGGATGCGACTGTGTTGACTCACATGATGTTGACTGATGGAGAGCAAGAGTGACTGATTTCTCTGTTTCCTCTGTGGACACGTTTCAGATGCCACGGTCTACGAGATTCCCGCAGTGTTCCGAGCAGCCGTGTATTTACCATGTTTACAAGAACGGACGTTGCAAAAAACATCAAGAGAACAACGATGGATGAACTCCAGAAGATCATCGACACGGGAGTTCTTGAAGTAAAAGATGGGGATTACTACACAATTACACTTCAATTCGATGAAGAAGAATGGGAGCAGGTTTCGGAGTTATACAAAATATTTCCAGCGGAACCTACTTCAGATTGGATGAAGGACTTAATTCTTGGTAAACGCCGTATCTACAAGCATCCAGAACCATGAAAATTACCCTTCTTAAATACTGTGATGTGATCGTCGAAGATCATTACGGTGTTGGCTTTCACAAATACGGACCGGCAACATCTTGTTTACTCCGTTCTCTTATGTCCATGAAGAACAGTGATTACAACTTAGTGAATCTCGACCGTAAACGATGGGATGAGGCTAGCACCGAACAAGAAGATGGCTCAATGCTTTTGAGTTGCGGGTGTAAGTATCAGGAAACCGCGTAGTAAACTCTGAGAATGGCGACTGAGACACCGACTTATACAGTACGTGACCTAGAGCGAGAGATCGTTTCTAGGTCTTTTGTTCATTTTCTGGAACACGTAAAACTGCTCGACCCGCCTACTGCCACATCTCAGGGCGGAATTATCCAACTGAAACTGTGGAAGCACATCAAAGAAGCCGCTGTTTTACTGGCTGGCTCCGATACTGAAGACCCGAAGAGACTCATCTCTGTACTCAAAAGCCGCCAGATTGGGTGGTCGTGGATTCTGGCTGCGTATGCCACGTGGAAAGCCCAGTACCACGAAGGCGCAAACGTACTTATCTTCTCGCAAGGACAACTTGAATCCAGCGTGTTCCTTGGCAAGTGCAAGACCATCATGGAAAACTTGCCTCCGCATTTGCAAACTGGCACTGGTCGGTCGAACGACACCACAGTTACGTTCCCGTCCATGAAATCCAAGATTACCGCACTGCCGTCAACTGAGAATGCGGGTCGTGGTGAGACTGCAACGCTTGTAATTCAAGACGAAGCGGACTTTCACGAGAACCTGGAACTGAACTACGCAGCCATCAAGCCAACAATTGACCGTGGCGCACAACTGATTCAGGTCTCAACGATCAACAAAAAGACCGCTGGCTCTCTATTTAAAGAGATTTACCGTAATTCCGAGACAAACGGCTTCCACAAAGTGTTTCACGGCTGGCGCAGTGTCCCAGACAGAGACGACGAGTGGCACGCACGGGTGAAGAAAGAGGCTCCAACCTCTGAGGGCATGACTCCTGAACTCTACATGGAGCAGGAACACCCAGAGACTGAAGAAGAAGCATTACGTCCAACACGGGCAATGGCTGCATTCGACACAGATGCACTTGAATCTATGCAGAATGACGCTAAAGACCCTGTTGAAACGAGAAATGGGGTGGTCAATATCTACCAGAAGCCTGCTGTCGGGAAGCGGTATGCGGCTGGAACGGACACTTCCCACGGAACAGGAAACGACTATGCAACTACCGCTATCATTGATGTTGAAACTGGTTACGTGGTTGCCGATGTTGATTCTCAAACGCTTGCTCCAGAGCATCTTGCCCAGGAATCCGTTCGGCTCCTTGAAGACTACGGCAATCCGATCTGGGCTATCGAAGATAACGACTGGGGTCAACTCACAATCGACAAAGCGAGAGACCTCAAATACCCAAGACTCTACGAAAGGCGTAATCCCAACGGTCAACCTTCAGGAAGGGTTGGTTGGCATACGGATTCCCGCTCTCGCCCGCTTCTCTGGGGTGAGCTTATCGAAGCTGTTCGAGAAAGATTGATTACAATTCCCTCTAAAAACGGGCTTTCACAGTTCTCAACCGTCATCAGAAACCCTGATAAGGACGGTCGCATCGAAGCAATGGTCGGCACACATGATGACTACCCTATGGCAGTTGGGTTAGCATGGCAGATGCGGAAAGAGGCATATCATCAAGATTCCAAGATCAAAGTTATCTCTCGGAAAGAAAGACTTCGCAGGCTAGGCAAACTCTAAATGGCAGCATTAAAGCGAGATGAAGCGAAAATCCAGCGAATTCTTGAGCGGGTAGACCGCAAAGAACAAGTATTCCTG